AACAAATACAACGCAAAGAAAGTTACGATCGATGGCATTACCTTTGACAGCAAGTTAGAAGGCGCCAGGTACAATCATTTAAAAGAATTAGAATCTATGGGCCTTATCTCTGACATAGAGATACACCCACCCTTCCCATGTGTGGTCAACGATAAAAAAGTTTGTCTTTACAAAGCTGACTTCAGATACAAGAACAGCGAAGGGGCTATGATAGTAGAAGACACCAAAGGGATAGAGACCCCTATGTTTAGATTGAAGAAGAAATTAGTAGAGGCACTGTACCCAGGCACAGAAATACTCGTAATAAAAAAACCAAAAGGCTAGAAGGGTACTCCGGTTTCCACCCATGGTTTGATTTGAAGTAATGTGCCATCTAATAGTCTCTTAATGTTGTCAGTTTTTTCTAACAGTTCTGTAGGAAACCCAGCGTTTACTACTTGAATTAATTCTTTGCTAGAATAAAAGTTATTGTCCTTTGAGCTTTGGGCCTCTGGAACATTAACAAACCTAAACCCATCCTTCTCATACACCACCATGTCTTTGTCTTTCTCAATCATTACCGCAGGTATCAACTCTTGGATATAGTTATGTTTACTACAGCCTTTAAGCTGTCGATCGCTGCTAATCTTTTTATCGTGCTGATCACAATGCCAATGAGCATCTCCCTTCTCCATATCAATCTTTGCAAATCGACATGAGCGACAATGAATCTTGTCAGGCAACGATCTGCCTAAATAAGCAGCTTGTTGCTTCGGGGTCATGAAGCTACGAATGCGGTAATCAGTCTCTGGTATATAATTTTCTGGTGGATCTTCTCTCGTAAGAATGTCTCTAGCTTTGTCCATCAAAGAATCGAACAGGATTTTATCATACTCAACTACTTCGGTATATAAGTCTGAGTTATTTTTATTATAAACAATGGCTATAGCATGCTTAAAATTAAACAGGCCCATGTACAAATGTAATTGAGCAGCATATTCGTCTGACCACTCACAATAACTGTCTAGCTTTTGTAAGTTTTTAAATCGATTATCGTTGGCTGTTTTGAATTCTAGAAGGTATGGATTCTCTTTGTCCATGCCTGGAAAGTTGCGCCCTACGCCATCGATGTGGCCCTTAACGTGCCCACCCAATGCTTCAGTCTCAAATTGTTTTCCGTTGGAGTCAACGTCATATATGGAAGCCCCAGGTATCTTTCTCAGCTTTTTAATCAAGTCATCTTCTACTACGTTGCCAAGATCTAACAAGCGCAGAACTCTAGGCTCCCAATCGTTTGGCATGAGCCAGCGATAACGCATCCAGACTAAACGCTGGTTAGGATTGCCTATGCCACTGATCCCTAAATAGAATCTCTGGTGTTGCTTTTCCTGTAACTCAACCTCATCCAATAACTCGTGTACCTTTGTCATAGAACTATCTCCTCATTTTGTTTGGTTTTAATGCCAACAACGTTCTCATACTTCCCTTGTTTTTGTAAAACAATCTCAGATATTGTATCAAATGCCCCGTTGTTTATCAGCTCTGCAGCCATCCAAGCTTGTTTTGGCGATCCCCACTTAGTTGTAATCTTGTTCCACTTACGCACTGCCATGTTGTGTGCGGTAGGGTGGCCAAACATTAGAGGCATCTTTCTGGGAAAGAACTCATCCTTGACTGTAAAGATCACTTGACAATAGTCGCTGCCGTTTTTAGATTTAACAACAGCTGCATAGATATCTGTAATAGGTTTCATGATTGGCTTGGACTTAGCCTTCTCATCGGATAAGACAGCTTGCTTCTCTGCTTTGGTACGCCTTGCTACCTCTCTCTCTTTTTTAGTCCATAAAGTTTTGGTTTGCTTGGTATCAAAGACCTGGCCACACTCAAGACATTCTTTAGCAGAAGGTAAGTTGATTGCATTGCAAGAGCTACAAACCTTGGGATGGTATCTGCCTTGAATACTTTCCTCTGGAGTTACCTCATCTAAACAGCCATGACGCGCTACGTTCTCACCATAATCTAACAGCAAACAGTTGCTCTTATCTTCATGGATTCTCATGCCTCTGCCACACATTTGCACATACAAACCAATGCTTTGTGTTGGTCTAAGTAGTGCTATACAATCCGTTCTTGGGGCGTCCCAGCCTTCAGTTAGGACGCCAACATTACATAGGGCGTGGATCTTGCCGGACTCAAAGTCTGCAAGTATCTCATCTCTTTCTGAGTTGGGCGTCTCACCCGTAACTACAGCAGCCTTGATCCCATACTGTATTAAATACTGAGTCATCTTCTGGGCATGCAATACCGATACGCAAAAGAATACTGTAGCAGTCCTGCCTTTGCTGTAAGCGTTATCAATCCAGTCACTTACTACTTCAATAATGGTTTCATCAACCATAGCAACTTCCTCTAATTCTTTTTCCCGGAAGTCTCCATTCTTAAACTTAACACTAACTGAGCCAGCATCAATGATGGCCTTGTCATTCACTGCGTAAGCTGACAGCCTACATAGATAGCCTTCTTTAATAAGCTCTGGTATTGATACGCTGTAAGCTAAACCTTTAAAGAAATGATCCTTGCGATTGCCATAGATGTAGCCTTGGCCCATGCGATAAGGCGTAGCAGTACAACCCATAACTTTCATATCGCCACGAGCAGACAGCTCAGTAATAATCTTTTGATACCTGGTGTGTGAAGTTGGAGGAACGTTGTGTGCCTCATCGATAATCATGTAGTCAAACTTACCAACCTTGGCAAGTCTCTTGGGAGATGCCAGAGTATCTCTGCTGGCAACCAATACTTGAGCATCGTGTTGAAAGCGTTTCATTCCAGCTGCAAGTACGCCCACTGGTGCATCGGGCCATACCATCTTGAGTTTGCTTTCAGCTTGGGATACAAGTTCTTTTCTGTGAGCCATTACAATAAACCTGGCGTTAGGTTCTTTGGCTAATACTTCTTTAATAAAATGAGAGAAGATGATTGTCTTCCCTGCTGCAGTAGGTAATGCAATTAATGCATGGTCACTTGTTGGCTTTGTTTCAAACCAATGATGCAAAGAGTTTATTGCATCCCTTTGGTAGTATCGAAGTTTCAATGTATAACTTTTTTTTCAGAGCTTCTAGGTGATCTTAAAAGGAATTCTAAATCCTCTATTGAATTGATATCAAGATTTTCGTTTATAACAGTTGATATTAATTCCATGGCCTCATAGCTATCGTCTGTAAACTTAAAGACCATATCTATGGTGAACTTTAATACAGTCAGGACAGCTGCTGTCGTATCCAGGTCTTGTCTATCCCAGTCATCGATGCACGTAGAAAGATCTTGCATCACTGTGTCACACGTTCTTTTATCTAAAAAATTTGCTGAATTTTTTGCTTTTTTCATTTTTTATATTTACGTTTAATAATGTTAGTTTAGCATCTTTCACCGTTTGATCTATTTCAGATGGCAAGCTATCAAATGTTTTATCCAAAGAATCTAATAAAGATTCCACCACTGTTACCAAGGCTTTCGCCTCTCTTGTATCTATTGACATATTTTTTTCTCCAAAAAAAGTGAGACCGTTTCAGCAAACAACTGGTCTCAAGGTTGCCAAATAAACCGGTTATGAACACCCGGCATTGCTTAGGTTATATAATCAATTGGGTTATAATTATCCCAGTCTCTTTGTTGACGTAGGTAATCTATAACATTGTCCCTTATAAGGCGTGGAGTAGTTTTAGCGTGGCCCATATTAACCATAGCCTCTGCTACTCGCACGATTAATTCATTGATATCCCTACTCTCTCCATTCTCTTGCAGGTTTTTAACCTGGTTGTGTAGGTCGTCAACGAAACTCATTTACTTATCCCAGTCAAACCCATCATCGTCTGATGATGCTTCTGGTTTATCTGGAGCAGGTGCAGGGGTAGATGCCTTGGTAGCTGGAGCGCCTGCTGCAAACTTACCAATTACATTCTTATCTTCCCACTTAGTTCCATCTCCTTTGTCGCGACCTTCTTCTATACGAAGTGTTGCGCCAAAAGGAATCTTCATCATGCTTTCCAAAGCTTGTAGATTAAAGTTATCCACATCTGGATCCATACCCATGGCTTTTCTCCAGTTACGAAGTTTGCCCTTGGATACATTCAAACCATTACCTTCAAGCATAATGTTTTCCCAAACTTTTCTGCCTGCAAACTTGGGGCCAACAACTTCAAAAGTTAAGCTGATCATTTTATGACCTGAACTTTTAGCTGTCTTTGCCTCCCAGGTTAGTGCAACCATTTCGTAATCGCCTGCTGGCATGGGACCTATTGAGCTAGGGTCTAGCTCTTCTACGTCAGTTAGATTAATTTCAAAATCAGACATTGTGTTTCTCCTATTTAGATTTTAAAGATTCTTTAAATGCAGTCATAAATGCAGTCCATTCAAGGTCTAATGGGAGATTCCCCAAGTCGACCCTAGATTTAGCATCAAAGGCTGCGGCGTATTTATGAAACAACTTTCGCTTGCCATATGACACGCCTCTGGTTGTTTCCTTAAACCCTTGTCCACTAGTACGAGTCGATACTTCGTAGTTTGCAAACAAGTTGAAGTCTACCCATTCACGTATCATTGAAGATACCTTCTTGTGTAAACTCATCTCCCAACGATCGTAGGGCTCACGCTCTGGATCATTGAAAGTTCTAATGGCCACATGAGAAAGTAAGATGACATGCATCTTTTTCTTTTGTAGTTCATCAAACATTTGTAAGAGTCTGCGATAAAGTTCTGCAGCCTCTGTGTAACCTTTACCGAAACCTAAAGCTTCGATACCTTTAACTGAATGATTCTGGCAAACCTTTTGTTGCACAAGTTTCTCAGCCCAATCAGTGGTATCAAATACCAGGGTTCTATAATCATGATCTTCTTCAATCAATGTTTGTATCTGCTTGACGATATCATCGTAGCTTTTACATAAAGGAAAGGATGGGACATCAATAAAGTTTGTCCCGTCTTCTGTCTTAACAAAGATTGGCTTGGGTGCTTGTGATGCAAAGGTTGACTTACCTATGCCATCGGTTCCTGATACATTGATCTTAAGTGCTGGCACTTTGATTCCTGTTTCCACAGTTTTTAATAAACTCATCTTGGTCTCCTGTCGTGAAAGTTAACGTCATTGCCTTCCATAGAACCAACATATTCTTCCCATATGTCTGACAATGCACTTGGTAAATACATGTCGTTGATGTCTTTCATTTTTTGACAAAACTGCTCAAAGCTACTGCAAGTGCTAATGACAAATTCTGAATCAGACTTAACGTCTATTAAAAAGTCTCCTAATCTACTCATTTGTTTTCTCCTTTTAATGGATCAATGAATTGGACATAAGGCCTCTCATTAATCTTGGTTTGCAATCCTTCTTGGACAAAGTCCCAAAGGTCTGGATTGTTTTCTTTGCATTCCTTTACAGCTTTAGTATCTTCAGCATACTGAACGTTGAAAGGTATGTGGTGTCCATCAGCAACACACTTAGCTAAATGTCCTTGATCCCAGGTCTTGGTAACTTTGTACTGAACCCTTAGATCAAATGGAATCAAATTATCCAAAGGAACTCTTGTAGAGCCTCCAGTATTTGAAAGTGTTTTGATGTGTTCTTGTATCTCTGGACGAGATGCAATCTCTTTATCCAAATCAGAACTGACTGCTTTTAATTCAGCCTGTTGAGTAAGGTTTTTTTTCTTAGCTTTTAGCAAAGCCTCGAGACAAAATTCTGTATAATCTTTTTGCATATTGTGTTTCTCCATAAAACTTAAGTACTATATTAAGGATAAATAAAACATTGTCAAGAAATATCTGTACATTTTGTACAACTTATCTTATCATTCCATATGACACACTTTAATGGTTGCTTATTAATCCCCAAGGATAAGTTTCCTCCTTATAAAATAAAGTGTGTCACCTTAAACATAGGAGAGAGATGGAACTAAAAGACTACATACAAAAACGAGGAGAAGAAACTCTGGCTGAAGAGCTAGGAGTTTCAATTGATACCATTAGGTCATGGAGGTATGGTGCAAGGCAGCCATCAGTCAACCAAGCAAAGAAGCTAATGAAACTTACTGGGCATGCCCTTGATTGGGAAAGCATCTATGGAAAAGTAGAGTCGTAGTATGGCCTTAGATCTTAACTTCGATCTCGTTGGAGACGACATACGCAATAAAGAACGCAGAGATATGTTGACTTCATATTATGAAAACAACTTTCATCTTATACCTTGTGGATCAAGAAACGATCCTATACCTGATTACTTCAAAGCAAGACATCCAAACGAAGAAGAGGATGTATTAATAAAGCGTTGGTCTAAAACACCAAGAGTCAAATGGGCAAACTACATAACCCAGCAACCAACAATGCAAGAGATCAAGCAATGGTACTTGGAGTTTCCTAATTGCAATTGGGCTGTGGTCACAGGCATTACATTTGTTGTGCTTGATGCAGATACTCAAGAGGCATGTGATTTCGTGGAGTCCGGCCAGGTCACAAGAACAACCCTAAAACAAAAGACACCTCGTGGTGGATATCATTACTTCTATGCTATCAATGACAACCTAACAATAAGAAACACAACAGGCAGATTGGATATCAGAGGAGAGGGCGGTTATGTCATGGTCAGCCCATCAAACAATTACAAATTTGAAATGGTCAATGGTGTCATTGTAGATTCAATGGATGACTTGCCTGTGCTTAACAGCCAAGACATGAATGTTATCTATGACTTTAATAATGATGGCAAGATCACAGCCACACACAACACACCCTTATCAGGTGATGGGGTGCAAAGTGGAATGCGCAACGATACCCTTGCTCGCTTAGTGGGTAAATGGATACTCGAAGGTTGGGGTATGCGTGAAGTTATTATTAAA